AAATTGAGAAGGCTAATCTAGCGTTGATGGCCGCTGATCAAAAGGCAAAAGAAGTGCAGATAATTGTTCAGCTAGCTGCAGCGCAAGGAAAAGTAAATGACTCTCACTACAAGGCGCTTCAACTAGCGAACGAAGCCGTGGATCTTGCAGGCGTGCAATCTGCAACTGTAAAGCTTGTTGCTCAGCAGCAAGAGCGAGCGGCCCAAGCTGCATTGCAAGGCAAAATCAACGCAGCGGATTCCGCGTTCCAGGCAAACATCTTGGCAAAAAATACAAGCGGCGCAGCTTCTGCAGCGGCGCAGTTTGCTGGCCAGATGGAAAGGGGAGCTGCAGCCGCCACTGCAGCCGCCAGAGGCATTGGCGTGGTAAGGACACTTGAAGACATGCAATCTTCAATCGGTACGCTTTCAGGATCAACAACAGCAACAGCTTCTTATACGGCAGAAGAAGCAAAGGCGCTAGGCATTGGGCCATATGCTAACGCCAACAGAGGCGGCGAATCTGAATACGTTATTCCGCAATCTAGACCAGGTGGCTTTGCAGCGAGCTATCTACCAGGTACTGGTAGCGCGGCAGCGTTGCCCAGCGGTAACGACGGAAGCGGCGCAGCACCTGCAATCAACATTCAAACAGGCCCCGTGATGCAACAAGGCGGCACCAATTACGTCACTGTCAAGGACTTTGAGCAAGGGCTTCAATCCGTCGCTGCTTCGCTGTTGGGCAACAACCGCTCTACAGGCGGTAGGCGTTACGCAGGAGTTCGATGATTACTAATCGCGGCCAATCGCAGTACTTGCGCATTTTTGATGAGGCAAGCACCTACTATCGATGGCAGTCGTACTACGTCAATCAAACCGTTACATGGCAGTCAGCTAGCTGGTCTTATCAGCCGTTTGTAGTAAACGGCCTTGTGGCGGGCAGTTCAGGCAGCGGTGCTGGCATCACGGTCACTATTCCTGCAACCACGCTTGCTGTTGATGTATTCAGCCAAGCATTGACCGCAAACCGTCTATGTGAAGTGCGGGCTTATGAGTTTGACGCTCTGTTAACTCAATCGATGCCGCAATCCAGCCAGGCACTAATTGCCTCGTTTGTTGGTGAAATCATTGGCATCGGCGGCAGCTTTACAGAGCTGACTATTGAACTTGGGTCCAGCTTGGCACCAGTCGGCGCTCAGGCTCCTCCTCGAAACTTTACCTCTATATTGATTGGAGCGCCGCTGCGGCTATGAGCATCCAAATCAGCGATCCGCTGCAGCTGCTGCCATATCAAATTGGACTACTGGCGCCGCCGCTTGAGGATGGCGCAGCACAAGGTCAAAACCTGCTGACCACAGCGCAACGATCCATTGTGCTGGGTGAGCCAGTGCCGATCGTTTTTTGCCGTCGAGTTAGCGGCAATGGCGGTGTGTTTGTAAGCCCCGGCGCGACCGAAGGGCGCTACGCGAACGATCCGACAACCAATGCCCTAACCGTCAATCTGCAACTTGTGCTCAGTGAAGGCGAGCTGCCGCAGCTGCAAGAACGCGATTTATATCAACGCAACTGCCGCGTCGGTACATGGGCGCAAACCTACAATCGCCGCGCTGGCACTTGGACACCGGGAAACTTTATCGTTGCGGTGGCTGGCAAGGATCCATGGGCTTGTCCGCAGTATTGCGGAACCAGCGGCAACTACGCCAATCTGACCACGCTTAGCTATACCAACACGCACCAAGACCGCGATGGTACTTGGGATAAGCAGGTTCATGCTTTTGTGCGTCAAGGGATTAAAGTAACGCGCATCCTTGATAGCACGCTAGGGCCAAGCAATAATATCGTCGATTTAGCTCTTTATCTGATCAAACAAAGCAGTAGACTGCCAAATTCCATGCTGGACACAGCGGCATTCACAACTGCTGCCAACTTTACCAATGTAAACAGCTTTTTTTACAACGGTGAGTTCAAGGAATCTACCAACTTAGAGGATTGGCTGCAGGAAATCAGCAGCAAGTTTCTGCTGCGCGTCAGCGACAATCTCGGCAAAAAAGGAATGCGGCCATTGCTGCCGATCAATAACGACTACACGATCAAAACAACAGCAATTGCGCCGAGCTTTACGTTTACCGAAGATCATGTGTTGCCTGATGGATTCCAGATTGAATACATTCCGCTCAGCGAGCGCAAGCCCATCTGCGCGTTGATCTTGTGGCGTCAACAGCCTGATAGCGATGTGGGCATTGTTCGCACTGCTGAAGTGCGTTTTGCAGGAGAAGCCGTAGCTGGTCCGTATGAACAGTACGATTTAAGCCAGTTCTGCACTACCGAAAACCATGCAATCAAAGTCGGCACCTATTACGTGGCGCGCCGCAAATACATCACACATACGCTGCGACTAAAAGCCAGGCCTGATACATATAACAGCACATTGGTACTCGGCGATATTGTGCGCGTACGGCTGCAACGTGAAACAGTAACAGGCTCTATTGCGGCTCATGATTTTTACTATGAGGTTGAGCGCATCAACAAATCCATTAGCGGCATTGTTGAGTTGGACCTCATGCACTGTCCAGTGGACAGTCAAAACCGCAGCCTTGTTGCACTAGCCGTTGCTGCCGCAACAGGCGCCGGATATACGCTGCCCACCGGCCGCAATGACTTTAGCTGCAACATCAATAACGACACTGATCCAGTGCCCGATGAAGGCGGAAACCTGCCTGACCTGCCCGACCCAGGCGACCCGGATGATCCAGGATCAGGGCCAGATGGCGGCGGAGATTTTGGTTACAACATCCCTCCGGGTACAGAGACGAGTCCATCGGGAACGGATCAAAATCCCGTCTATCCTGAAAGCTACGGGCAAGTCACTGGCTACACAGATAACCCGCAAGCAGGTGACGTGCTCAGTTACGACCCGCAGTGCCCTGGCGCATATATTGAATGGCGCCTAGTGGACAATGCAACAGGCTCATATCAAGTTGTTGGCGCCGGCGTCGCTGCTACTTATATGGTTTCTTTCAATGCCAATGCTGTAGGAAAAACAGTTGTAGGTGTTGGAAGATGCCCAGATCCATCTTCGCCAGATGGCTACGGAGCGGAAATTGTATCTGAGCCTACTACACCAATAGCATATCCTCCCGATGGAAGCATTACAGAGGCTGGCTATGTACTGAGGCCTCCTGGTGGCAACCCTGTATATGTTATTGCCACGCAAGAGCAATTCTTCCCGCCAACAGATGCTTTCAACACTAATGCTGCAACGGTTAAAGTTACGCTTGAAAGGCGCTTTTACGCTAATAGACCTTGGCCTGGAACAACAGGCTGGACCTATACCATTATTGGATATGACAGCGCAAATAATTTTACAGTCGGATACTCCATGTTTAGAAACGCAATCGCATTCGGCGAGCCGCTGTTTGATGGACCGGCGCCTGACACCTTGACGCTCACTAGCATTAAATTCTTCTCTGTTGTTGGCAGCGATACCATTGAATTACCGCTGCAACAGTAAATATGACAGTTTTCCCCTCGCTATCACCGCAAACCCGTACCTACATTCCAGGCGCAAATCCTGTCACACCGATTGGCGTGCTGACTGGCGACGAGTTTGCGGTGCGTCACACTAATGCATCAGTGGGGCATGTGCTGCGCTTAGGCTTTCGCGGCTTGACATCAGCGCAACACGCATTGATTATTGGTCACTACAACATCCACGGAAGATTTCAGCCGTTTGATATTCCGGCTTTGCTGCTAACAAATTCAAACCTTACATTCCCTGCAAATTACCAATGGATCTATGCCAGCAGCCCTCAGACTGTTTATTCGCCAGGAGTGGTTGACGTTACCGTAGAACTTCAACTGCTGCCGCCCTATACGATATAGCCATGGCAGATTTTCCCCGCATTGCGCCAAACGAGATCAGCTTTGATGCTGGTGTGTCAAACATCAGCGAGGTATCTACGTTTGCGGGTCCAATACGGTTCCGCCATTCCAACCGCATCAATGGCCACACGTTACAGCTGACATACCGTGGGCTGTCGCAAGCGCAAATCGAGGCGATCCGCAATCACTACGTTGCATCCGATGGTGTGCTGCGTCGCTTTGGCGTGCCGTCCGACCTATGGGGCGGCCTCGCTGTTGTACCAGAAACGGCTGAATACAGATATCTGAGTCCGCCGCAGGAAGAGCATCTTGGGCTGTACTACAACATCACAGTCAACCTTAAGGTGCTAGATGGCTCAGTTGTCTATTTTATTTTGGATTGCGATGATGCAATGTTGCCCAGTGCATTTGCATTCTCAGCGCTTCCGTTTATTGGCACAGCACCGTTCATATTAGACTGCGAGGACGCGGACCCTGCTCCTGCACTGATACTTGAAGGCGGAGGCGCCAAGTTGTGACAACCCCGACTACCGTCAAGGTTCAACTCAAGCTGCGGCAAGACACATCCAGCGGATGGAGTGCCGTCAACCCAATCCTTTTGGCGGGAGAACTAGGGCGAGAATCCAATACCGGCAAGATCAAGATCGGCGATGGCAGCACAGCTTGGAACAGCCTTGCCTACCAACCGTTTGGCGCGTTAATCACCAACGCTGACATCAGCGCCACGGCTGAAATCGCCGTCAGCAAACTGGCGGATGGCGCAGCGCGGCAACTGCTGCAGACCGACACTGCCGGTACCGGCGTCGAGTGGACCAGCAATGTAGACGTGCCTGGCACGCTGGACGTAACAGGGGCAGCCACATTCGATGCAGCGGTCACGATCGATGGCAACAGCACCGCCGCCAGCTTTATCCCAACCGGCAGCACGGTGCCTACAAATGGGGTGTATCTCAGCGCAGCCAATAATGTCAGCATTGCAACGAACAGCACTGAGCGCCTGCGGATTGATGCGGCCGGCCAGATCGAGGCAGTCTCGCTTGGTAGTGCTGCAGCACCGACGTTTAGCTGGACGGGCGACCCCAATACCGGCATCTACTCCCCCGGCGCAGACCAAGTAGCCATCTCGACTAATGGCACTGGGCGGTTGTTTGTGGACGCGAATGGATATGTAGACGTGGCTTCCACGTCTTCATCTTTATCCATCGTTTCTCTAAATGCGACGACCACTGGCAACGCATCGCTTCGCTTTAGCGACACGACTGCGAATGTTGGAAACATTAATTACAACTTTACCGATGACGCAATGACCTTTAGGGTCAATGCAAGTGAGCGACTCAGGATTGACTCCAGTGGCCGCTTAGGTCTGGGGACTAGTAGCCCTGCAGCTTTATGGCACTTGCGAAGTGATGCTAATAGTGCCGTAACACATCTGTACCTGCAGAACAGGAATGCAGGTGCAAGTGCGCAGTCGCGGATTGCATTTACTGACTCTGCCAACGATTTAAGCGATAACCGTCACGCCTATATCGGAGCTGTTACTACAGGTGCAGGTCAAAACGGAAACAGCTTTGTTATTGCTACAAACCCAAATGGCGGCAGCGCACAAGAACGCGTCTGGGTTAGCAGTACAGGCAACGTAGGGATTGGCACTACTAGTCCTGCGACCACGCTCTCCGTCAATGGTGGATTTGCTATCACTAGCGGCACTTTTCCATCTTCTGGATCTGGACTTGAAAGCTGGTTTGATGGAACAACAGTATTTATTCAGGGCTACAACCGTACCGGTTCTTCTTGGCTGCCTGTAGGAATAAACGGTTCGCAACTGGTCTTTGGAGCGTCTGGCTCCGAAGCCTTCAGGGTGGACAGTTCGCGGCGCCTGTTAGTTGGCACGTCATCCGACTCTGGCGGCGCACTCTTACAGGTGAACGGTGATCGAGTTAGAATCGCCACTGCAAAAACCCCCGCTTCAGCATCTGCTACTGGCACCGCTGGTGAGATTTGCTGGGATGCCAATTACGTCTACGTTTGCACTGCCACGAACACATGGAAGCGCTCAGCGATCAGTACATGGTGATGACATGCCTCGCGCTGCGTCAGTGCAACATCTGCAAAGAGCACAAACCGCAGACTGACTTCTACAAAGTCAAGCGGGCAAAGAAGGACATTCTTGGTGTGCCTCGTATTTCACGCTGCCGTCAGTGCGAGATACAGAAGTACATGGAGTTGGATCCACGGCAGAAGATGGTCTACGCGGCTCGCAATCGGGCTCGCATCGCCGGGCTAAACTGCACCATCACGAAGGACGACATTGAGATTCCTGAAACCTGTCCGGTGTTGGGTATCCCACTGTTCGCTCGTGTTGGTGCTGGAAGGTCAAACCGCGATCAAGTGGAAAACTCTCCGAGCTTGGATCGGATCGACAACAGCAAGGGTTACGTGCCTGGCAACATGGCAGTCATCTCGATGCGAGCCAACATGATCAAGAACAATGCGACGCTTGCTGAATTGAAAGCCATTGTGGCTTACATAGAAGCTAGCCAGAGCCAGTAACCCTACTCACTACTGCCGATCAAGCGTATAGTGGTGGGGCAGCGAGTTTGCACCTCCTGCCCCTGGCCACAGTTCCCTAGAAACCATGACCCAAGAAGAATACCCATTCAGCGTCGCGGCGGTAAACCCATACACGGGTAGCAGCATTGTCCTCCGTGGATCAACGGAAGAAGTGATCCGTGTTGACCAAGAAGGCTTCCACTACAACGGTCAGTTCATTGCTGATGCCGGTGAAGCGCATCGCTTGCTGGTCGAGTTTCTGAATAAGCACACCGCCTAGTCATTACCACTAATCACCCATGACACAACAACATTCCATCACTCCACCGCCGGAGCTGGTAGAGCAGTGGTGTGAACAGCTTTTTGGCTGCCCAGATAAACCAGAAATCGCTGCGTATGAACTAGTACGGCTTGGTGCCCAATGGGGCGCTGATCAGGAGTTAAAGGCGTGCGTGGACTGGATCAGTAAACAGGACTGGACGTGGACAAGCGCTCAACTCCGCGCCGCACGCCGTCCCCAGCCACCGAGCTTGAAGGAAAAACTGACAGAGGCGCTTTACAACGAAGACATTGGCACAGCTCTCAGACTGGTGAGGCAGCTCGATGACTGAATTAGAAATTGGTCTGCTCGTTGCTGGCGCGTTTCTTGGTGGAGTTTTTATTGGGAGCTTAAGATGACTGAACACAACCTCCCCGATAAAGACGATGCTCCTTGGCTCGACTGCATGGATGGGTTTCAGACTGAAGACTGGGTAACACGCGCAGCTCAAGAATCCCGCGCTTCGCTCTCAGCTTCTTGCTATTGCTGCCGAGCTTGAAGCCCAGTAGTCACCTTCTCTAGTCAACTTCTAATTTGATTCAAGTTTGAAGTTGGCCAGTCCACGTCGCTAGGCGGGCAACCGGCCTACTCAACTGGTTGCACTCCTACTAACCTGCTACTGAACACGGTTTTACCATGGCCGCCACCTTTACGTGGAGTATTAACACCCTTGAGCGCGAAACCGACGACGGCTTTGTTTTTACCGCTCACTACACCGTCAACGCTGAAGACAGCACCTACTCGGCTGGTGCATATGGCAGCATCGGCTTTGAACGTCCCGAAAACCTCATCCCGTACAACCAACTCGACGAGCCAACTGTGATCGGCTGGGTCAAGGAAGCCCTGGGCGGTGACGAGAAAGTTGCCGAGATTGAAGCTGCACTGCAAGCTCAGATTGACGAGCAACGCAGCCCTAGTAAGCAGGCAGGCGTGCCCTGGTAAAAGGGTGGCAGGTGGCCGGTCCTCACGCGGTGCCGGCCTCGCCGCAGCCTGCCACTGCGGATCGCCTAAACGCCTCAAAAGGGTTTAGGTGTCAAGCTTAGCAGGTAGCTAAGCTAATGGCATGATCGAGCTGATCGCTGCTATCGCCGGGGCGTCGATCTCCGTTGCTGCAATGGGCGCGATGGGCTTTAGCCGCCGCAATGATGAAGCGCGGGATGCGGTCATTCGGTTGACCAGCGCAGTAGAGCACATAGCCACCCAACTTGAAGTGCTCGGCAGCGACATCAAAGAAGACCGCAAGGAAACCTTTACGCGGCTGAATACGGTTGAGCAAAGGGTATCTAAGCTAGAGGGACGGCCGCATGCTTAGCCATGGATCGCATTGCTGATTACGTTGCTTTAGCAGTCGCCATTCATGGCGTCGCGTTGATCGTGGTCAACTTGACGCCAACACCAAAAGACAACAAAGCACTAAGAAAAACCGCCAAACTTGCGGTCAAGCTTTATAGGGCTATTGAAGTGCTTGCTGGTGTTGTCACTCCATTGGTTAAGCGATGATCAAGCTATCCGACCTGTTTAAATACTACAAACACGGCACGCCGCATCAAATGGCAGCCGTGTCTGAATTAGAAGCTGAGCTATTAAAGGTTGCGCCTGAAGTCTTCAATAGGGATCAGCATTGGTACAAGACCTGGCAAGCTGGCGGCAAGTTGCATAATTATGAGCCAGCCATAAAGCTCATTAAAGAGTTCGAGGGCGTGCACCTCAGTGCATACCCGGACCCATTGCACGGATGGGATGTGGCAACGATTGGCTATGGAGCCACGCGCTACCCAGATGGTCGCAAGGTGCAACGCAGTGACAAGATCACCGTGATTGATGCCGATCAGTTACTAGCGCTTGAGGTGGAGCGCATTGCCACAAAACTGCGCAACCGCGTGCCGTTTTGGAATGAGATGACGGGCAATAAGCAATGCGCGTTGATCTCCTTTGCCTACAACCTCGGCGCCGGCTTCTACGGCAGCACTGGCTTTGAAACAATCAGCAAATGCCTTGTCGGCAAGGACTGGCAGGCAGTGCCAGCAGCAATGGAGCTATACCGCAACCCAGGCAGCGCCGTAGAGGCAGGTTTGCTGCGTCGTCGCCGCGCAGAAGGCAGGCTATGGGCTGGTGAGCAGCAGCAGGATCCAGCCAAGCTGTCGCCCAATAGTGCATTTACAGCTCGCATCACACCGCACGTGCAGCTTGGTGAGTTTGCGCTATTTCAAGAAGCACGGCGCTTTGACCATCAATATCAGCTCGACACGGCAGCAGAGTTAGCGGCATTCCTTGAGCGTGCACGTGTCAAGTTTGGCGGCAAGCCTGTGGTCATCACCAGCGGCTACCGCCCGCGTGCCATCAATGCAGCGGTAGGTGGCTCCAGTGGCAGCGAGCACCTATACGACGCACCCGACGTTGGTGCAGTTGATTTCTATATCCGCGAGGTCAACATCAACCACGTGCAAGAGTGGTGCGATCAGAACTGGCCGTATTCGCTCGGCTACGGCGCACCTAAAGGATTTGTGCATTTAGGAATGCGTCGCGGCAAGCCAAAGGTACGATGGGATTATTGAGCCCACTGCGTGGATCACTGCATTGATGGCGCAAACCTCATCCCAAAACGCAGTGCAAAACATAGATTCAGACAGCAAATCTTTGAGGCATGGCAGCATCAATGTGCCTACTGCGGAGATGCAGCTGACACATTAGATCACGTCAAGCCGCGCCACAAAGGTGGCGCTACTGTGACGAGTAACCTTGTGCCAGCTTGCAGGCCATGTAATCGAAAGAAGGGCAGCGAAGAATGGCAGCAATGGTTCAATCAGCAGGATTCCTATCTGCTAGATCGTGAGCTTGCTGTGCTGCACTGGATTCAAGCATCTGATGATAGAACACCCTAGCCTGCCATTCTTGCTGGTGATCTTTACACATTCCCGCTAGGCAGACCCTCCAGACGTTCCCGACTTTCTGTATTGTTGGCGCCAAGTGGGGTGCCTGCCAGCGGGTTACCTATCAGCATACGAAGGCGGCTGATGCCACGCCTTTGTATTTCGCACATGCGTGCACGTGACAGGCCCATGCGCTTTTCTAGGTCATTCCATGGCACTGGATTGCGACTGTTGCGTGCGTAAATGATTTCACGTGTGCGATCGTCTAAATGCTCATCGCAATAATCACGCACTGTTTCAAGCTGCCAATCGTACTCAACGTCGTATTGTCTTTTATCGGCAATGATGTCAAGAATGTTAGATGATTCATCTTGCGCAGGCTTATCAAGGCTTGTGACTCGATAAGACTGCTGCAATGTGTCGGATATCACCTTAGGGGTCACATCAAGCACTGCGGCAAGCTCCGCCATGGTTGCTGTGCGTCCGTGCTCTTGCGCAAATGCCTGCGCTGTTTTGTTCAGCTTGATCAGCATTTCATGCACGCCAAGCGGCAGCCTGATGATTGGATCGTATTGAATCAATGCACGCCCGATGGATTGACGGATCCACCAGTAGGCATATGTGCTGAACTTATACCCGCGAGTGTAGTCAAACAGCTCGACAGCGCGCGCAAGACCGATGTTGCCCTCCTGGATCAGATCCAGCATGTCAAGCGTTTGCGTGTTGCGCCTGCTGTACTTGCGTGCAACATGCACTACAAGCTGCAGGTTGGATTGCATGAACTTTTGCCGCGCGCGCTCACCGCTGCGTAGCTCGCGGCGTTCTTGCATTGTCAAAGGTCTTTCAAGATCCTTTAATTCCCTCCACTTTGAAACTCGGCGGCCAAGTTGTATCTCTTGTTGCGGTGTGAGTAGTGGATACCGCGCGATACTGTTCAAGTAGTCGCCAATAGCGTCAGACATGGAGAATCCGTTAGTGCATACAATGGAAGCACAATTCCACGGTGCTGCCAATGCTGCGCAGCTACGTGCGTTACATGCTGCAGCAGATTGGGGCGGACTGCTGGAATATGCGCTGCTGCTAGCCGAGCAAGAAGCAAGCCAGCGGTCTCAAATCCACTGGCTTGCGCAGGAAGCGTCGGCAGCGTTGCGGACTGGTCTAGAGCAGTGGCACCTAGATGCCGCTGAGGAACTGCTTCGAGG